CTATTTAACATAGTTAGCAACAGCAATAATAAAGTTGCTTAGATATTGTACACACTTAGCCGCCATTCCCCAATATTCTGTGTTCGATATAATGCATTTTTCTTTCAAGATTTCTAATGCTTGATCTACGTTCATTTCGCTTGTTACCTCCCCAATTCCAATATAGTCCAGTATGCCCCTGGCTATTGCTACCGCTAGTTTACGTTGCATTACCGGGGTACTTAGTTCAGCCTCCTGTTCAGGATTGCTAATAAATCCACATTCACACAATATAGCAGGCATTTTGGTATCGCGAGTAAGGGCTAAATTCTGCACCTTAACCCCACCATCTGGCCAGCCGGTAGCCAAAACTAGTTGAGCCTGTACCTTCTTTGCCATCTTTTCAGCTTCGCCCCCCGTTGCTTGTATATATGTTGCTATATAGTTGGCTGCCCGGTTCTCGCTGGCGTTGCAGTGAATGGATACCGCCAGGTCACACTTTACGTTGTTTATTAGCGCGGTCCGCGTGATTAGCTCCTCCCGCGTGTCTCCGGTGCGCGTCATAAAGCTGTCTACCCCGCCGGCCCTTAGCATCAATCCAAGGGCCTTAGATATTGCCAGCGTTACGTCTTTTTCAAACAAGCCATTTAAACCTACTGCTCCGGGGTCCTTTCCCCCATGGCCGGGGTCTATTCCAATTAACATATAGTAGCCTCCTATCTCGACAAGCTTTGAACATACCAAACAAAAAAACCTCCCGAACCTGTTATCCAGGCAATCAGGAGAGCTTTCATCCAGTTGATTAAGCTGTCTAATTTACTGCAGAGCTGCTCGATCATCACACTTTGCCTGGCATCACTTGTCTCCAGCAGCCTAAGCCGATCGGCGTGGTTATTGAGCCGTTTTTCGGCTCTTTCTTCGAAGTCCACTCCCATCTCCCCCCTCAACCCAAAATTTTAAGCCGCCCATTTCTGAGCGGCCTTGCTGCGCTTAATTAGTCTACTGCGCAGTAAGTCTAGCTTGCACTTCTGACTTAATTGCTGGGTCTATAATACTGTCAATAGTAATAATACCTAAATCTATTAACCTTACTAAATCGTCAATCATGCTATTACCCCCATACCTTTATAATAAAGATAATTAACTTTATCCTCTAAAGTTGGGATGGGTGCTGGAGAGTCAGGCCAAACAAATGTCCCATCAGTCTGCATTATTTGGCCGCACTCTCCAAGATCAGATTGTATTTCACCTTCAATAATTTCTACACCAACTCTTGTTGATGTGACTATATTATTTTCATCTAACTTTATAAACCGCATATTTCCTACTCCTTTTACTTAAATTCTATCAGGTTCCATCCAAGCACCACATCACTAGACGTAGCATATCTATTAGCTGTTATTGTAGTTCCATTAGTTAAGGTTATATTTGTAAAATGATGTTGCAAACCACTTACTGTATTAGTCGTAGAACCGCAAAATATTAATAAACTTTTAACAGCATTAACGGAAGTTATTGTTGCAGTTGCTGTTGCTGTACCTAGCGGTAGGGTAATAGTTCCAGATTGTTTAGAGTTTATTACAGCAGTTTCAAATTCAATAACTACTGCTGAAACTGTATTAGCAACCGCACTTGATGCATATCTATAAGCTGTTACAGTGGTTGCATCAGTAAGTTCAACCCTAGTGGAAGTATAGTTAAAGCCAGCATTACTTGAAGTAGTAATATAGTTGCCCAAGAAGCAAATTATGCTTTTAGTTGTATCCACAGAGGATATACTGGCAGTTTTCGATGTATCATTAACTCCCAATGCAATGGTTACATATTGAATACTCTTAACTCCTGTAAACGTACCAACTACCCCAAAGATATTTGCGCTCGACTTGATGTTTGCTGCAACTAAATCAGCATCACCCAAAATTGTTTGTATCCCGGTCAAATATTGATTCGCTGCAATAGTCTGGTTGGCGGTTCCGGGTGTAATTGTTGCTATGTCTTTGGTTGCCATGTTTCCAGTTTTTTTAGTCCCGCCTTGATAAAAGGTTTTGGTTGGCAGTACATCACCAACACCCGCCGTCGCATCGTCTGAAATATCAGCAATTTTAGCCGCTAAATTTGCAAAGGTTTCACTTCCGCTTGCGGCTTGCCCCATGCCAGTAATGGCAGCAGCAATGCTGTTTTTTCCATTACTGGCAGATGTAAAAAGCTCACTTAAAGCACCTTCAACTTGCGTTGCTGTAAATACTGATCCTGCATCTTCAATTGCTATATTCTTTGCTAAATGTGCTTGTGTCGCAGTTTCAGCCAAATGCGTAGCAACAGCATCTGCACTTGCTGCTGCCAATACCCATGTTGTACCTGTGTCCCTCCATAATTCACCCTTATCAGTTGCAAAATAATATCTTTTTGCTGTCCCGGCAACTGGTCTTGCAGCAAATAAACCTGCTGACATTGAAGCAATTGATGAATCAGCTTCCATCATTTTTGCTTCAATTACATCCCAATTGGCATTTAAAACCGTTATATCCGGTGGTGTATCGGTTAATTCAATCTTTTTTAATCCAAGTCTGGTTGTTGTTTGCAAGGTGTGTCATCCCCCTTTCTTTATGGAATATAGTCAACCAAAGCTTGCCAATCTGCCAAAGCTGCAACTGCTGACCAATCAGTATAATTTGTTTTCACATCATTCCAACTTGAATAATATCTTTCAACTGTCAAATTGATGTGTGCGGGTATTTTGGCATTCAATGCCCTTTCCACATCGGGTAACCGGTAAATGTCACCCCCCGGTGGAACCAATATCTGAATCCGAATGGTTGAATCTGCAAAAGTGATTATTGAATCACCCCCGGTAAACCCTTCAACAACACTTTTTATCTTTGATTCATTCAGCTTTCCTTGACCTCTCAAATATGAAATTATGAATGATTTCCTTTGTGCCAATGTTCCATATGGAACTATTTTCAAATCTCTTTCCCATTCAATAATCCTTGCTTCCCTTGCTGTCAGAATGTAAGAATCATCAATTATCACCTGAACACCATCATGCAGTAGGTCAAATTCATAATTTTCACTTTTGGTGAACTCTTTGAATTCAGCTAATTCCTGCATCATTGCCGGTAAATATTCAATGATGTTCTTTCTTGATTCCCCCAAAAATAAAGTTTCTATGAATACAATTAAACTTGCATCAGCATCACCAATCACTGAAACAACTCCATTAACAAACGTGACTTGAACTGTGGTTGGTATATTGCCCGGATAAGATGGTGCTTCATTCATCACTGACCAAGTACCATTGAACGCTTGTTCAAGGTAAATATCAGCATAATCTTCACTTGTAACTTTTACATATTTCATGAAGTCACCACCTGACAACTAAAGGTTCCTAACAGTGGTATTTCTTCAGCAGCAAGTGTAATGTCAACCGTTCCCAAATTCATGGTCAGTGATTCAATACGATCAACACATGGAACAACAAGAATTTTTCCTGCCAATCCCAAATAACTAAGGGTTAATTTTTCATAAGCAAGTTCAGCAAAGTATGCTTCAACTGCATCCTGAACCCCTGCTTCAGCAATATAACCGGCTGCGAGTTCGATTTCCAAAGCAATGTTCACTGTGACCTGGGTTGCGGTTGATACTGTGACAACTGCACCAATGGGTGCAATCCCATTTCCCAACCCTTCTGAAGCAGGGTCAAGATAAGCTTGAAAATCGGCAATCAGTGTTGCCCCTGCAACCGTGTTGGCCGCATTTAGAATGCTAACCTTAACCGTGTTCACCCCATCCCATATGGGAAATATTTTTGCTTTTCCAATGCCGGGAAAAGTTGCAGCCCATTCTTTATATTGTGCAATGTTTCCATCCTGTGATTGGTTACTTGCTTCAAGAAAATATCTGGTTCTTAAAGCTTCAGTGGTTTCTTCATCTTCACCAATAATCAACACTTCCGTTAATTCTGAACTTCCTAACCCTTCAATGTATTCAACCGGGGTCATTACTCCGAGTTTAGCATTTCCAACAATCCCTGCTGTTTCACACTGAACCTTGAAATTTCCAAGTGATATTTTTTCAGTGACAATGTAATTCAAAGCATCTAAATTAAACCTGCTGCCAATTGCAACATCCATTAACACTGCACTTCCATCTTTGAAAACACCCTTCAGAATTGCTTTGGTTGCAGGAAATGGCGTGATTCCTTGTTCTGCTGCCCTTTGAATTAGATACGTTCTTGATGCAGTACCGGCATAAGTTTCAGCAAGCATTGAATCAATTTCAATATAGTTTTCTGCCAATTCAACAGCAGCAGGTGCGAGTGCATCATAAATGATTGACCCTTCCCTTTTATCCAAAGAATTGGGAACCCGGTTCAACATCCGGGCCATGATCACTTCAAAGGTTTGATTTTCATACATTAAATACTCACCACCTTTTCAACTTCAATTTCACCTTCGGTGGTGATTGCTGTGAACTTCATGGTCACTGATTTTTTATTTGAACTGAAGTTGAAGCTTTCAACAGAAGTTATTCTGTCATCCTGAAGTAATGCTTCCGTGACCAATCTTTGCAATTCAGAATAAACAAAAGGGATGGATTTCCCAATCTGCTCCATGAGTTCAACCCCATAATTCCAACTGTAAACCAAATATTCATACCGTTCTGTACATAATATTTTATATATTGCTTGTTCCATGGCACTTAAACCTTCAACAAATCCACCAACAGTAAATTGGTCAATGTTTACCGCATATGTTTTGCTTGGTTGTATTTCAATTTCAAAATCATTTGTCAGGTCATCATTCACCGTTGGAATCATGCTTTCACCACCTTTTCAAGCACCACAAACTTTTGACCCCCCTGAAGTTGTGCCAATAACACTTCATCATCTTGTTCCAAATGATTATAAATGGTTATTTCATGTTCAACCTTTGCTTTGAATGCAATCTTTGCAGGTTGACTTTCCGTTTGTTCAAGTACATCCCAAGTTGTGAACAATTGCTTGATTGCAGCATTATCAAATGAAATCTTGGTTTGATAATCAAGAACATTGTGTGTCAGAACCAATTGTTCTGAAGCAAGCACAAGTTTCTGGTCAATTTGAATCTTTAATGGTGAAGCAACAATTACCTTGCCCCACAACAGTTTGACCGGGGAAGCTGCTTCAGATGCTTCCATTGCAGCCTGTTTGATTGACTTCACTATATCATCCATGTTAGGCAAGGAAACCACCACCCATCAAATTAAGGTTCATCAGGTGTTCATTGTTCTTGAAAGTGTGTTTGACACTTTCGACAATCATATATTTTTGAACAATTGTGTCACCAAGATTCAACATCACCGGGATGCTGCTTCCACCCCTTACACGAACATCACCCAAAGCATTTGAAACACTCAATGTTCTGGTTTTCTTGTTATACATTGAAAGCATTGCATCAGCTTTGGTTTTTCCGTTTGTAACTTCCGTGATTTTGTCATAGAACTGAAGGACACCCCAACTGTTAATATTGGCAGTGTCTTGTGCAATGTAAATGTCCCTTTTTCCGGTTTCTTCATTTTCATACGACAGTTTAATTTTGTTGTATGTTTCGCCGTCAATTGATGAAGTATAATCAAAATCTTCAGCAGTTTCATCATCAATCAACAGGTCAAGCTTCATTGATTCAATATCCTTCAATGTCAACTTTCCACAATCATCATACAAAACATACATTTTCTTTTTGTTGGTCAATGTCAGTTCCAGTGCATTTTTAACCATATCAAATAGCGTTTTATTATCTTCAACCTTGCTTTTAATGGTGTATGTTGTGCTTTCAATGTTTCCAACATTCAATTTGAAATCAGTAGCAAGCATCTGGATGAATTCACTTGCTGTTTTGTTGGTGTAAACATATGTGTCTTTGTTTTTTAAATATCTCAATTGATCATATGCAGTCACCTTTATGGTTCCATCTTTGTTTCTTTTTTTGATGAAAACAAAACCATAAAACAACTTCTGCTTGTCAACTTTTAGTGTGACTGAATTCCCTTCTTGGAAACTAATCACTGAATCTTTTATAACAGTGAAAGTAAGCTTTCCCGGTACACCTTCCCTTGCCGTTTCCCAACACACACCTTCTTCAGTTGCCGGAAAATAAACAGTTGAACCATTTTGAACTGTTAGTTCAATATTATCCAAGGTTTATCACCTGCCCCACGGAAATCAAGTTTGCGTTTGCAATGCCATTCAAAGTAGCAATTTCAGAATATTTTGAACCATCACCCAATAGCTTTTTACATATTTTCCAAAGTGAATCACCACTGACAACCGTGTGTGTTTTTGGTGCTACCTTGGAAACTTCCCTTTCAATACTCACCGCAATGGTTGCCGGGGTTGTTGCAGTGGCAGGTTTCACAACTCCCACTTTTGTTCCATATTCCCGGTATTGCTTCAATTTGATATTAACTATTAAATCCAGACCATTTTTCGTATCTTCTATAATGCCATATTCTTCAATGGTGACCTTTATATTGGTATCAAATAATGCTGAACCATTCGGTGCAATCCGCATTACTTTGAACTGAAATTTTTGATTATTAACTTTCAAACTTTCAATTTTATCTGCATAATAAGCAGCAGGTTTGAAGCCACCCCAATATGTTGCAAAAGGATATTCACTTTGTGGAAGTAGTGCTTCAAAGCTGAATTCCGTCAATCCGGGTGTTTTCAATATATTGATTTCACCATCATTTATTAAGGTGATTGTCTTGTTTTTGTTTGAAATCTTAGTTTCAAGTTTGAATGGTGTAACCGGCAAAGGTACACCATCGAGTAAAAAATAATATGCCACCGATTACACCCCTTCCGCGACGCTCGCAAGAGTTTGATTCAGTGCTTCACCAAAGTATGAAATAACGCCGTCCAAATCCAGGTTGCTTGCAATCTGATTGTGATTAGTCATATCCACTTTTATTTCAGCAGTGGTGAATCTGTTGACCACTTCCATTTCAGCCAAGTCCCTAAGATATTTCAAATCTTCTTCCGTGGCATCCATTTTATCTTTGATTGCACCGGTGTTGGATGCTGTCATGTTCCCACTGTTTGCAAGGTCATCCATGCTGAACTTATCAGCTAAATTTACACCCATGCCATAACCTTTGTTATAAGCTTTGGCATAATCAAGCCGGTCATAGTGCATTGCCGATGAATCAAGCTTCAGTGCTTTATATTGGGGATCATCAACCCTTGCATCAACCTTGGCTTGCAATGAACCTTTCCAACCATTAACTGTTTCTGCCATGTTGGAACCAAACACTGTATCAAGTGCTGAGGCTATGCCACCAAGGATTGAAAGAACGGTGTCTGCCATACCTGCGAATAATCGAATAATTGACCCAATCGGATCATTGAACACATTTGCAAAGAATTCTGCAAATGTCATAATAAAGTTCCAGATCATCACCCAAACATCAATGATCAGGTTCCCGGCTGCAATGAATATATTTCCGATGATTGCAGCTGCCACCATGATTGCACCGACAATCATTCCGGTTGCTGAATAGGTTGTTCCGGTGAATTTGTTCACTGCTGCAACTGCTGCATAAAATATTGCAATCAAAAGGATCACTGCCAATACCACCAAAACAATTGGGTTCAATGCCATTACTGCATTGAAAGCAGCTTGAATCTTTGTCCAAGCAAGCGTTGCTGCCATTACACCATACGTTGCCCCCAAATAAATCAAAGTTGCTGCTGCAACCCCCAAGATCAAGGGTTTAAGGATTGCCCAATTGTTTGCCAGGAAATTGATGAATTCCAAAATAGGTTGTGAGTAATAAAGCACGTTGTTGATCATCGTTGTCCACAACTGCCCCCATGTCATTGGTAATTCTGAAAACTGTTTATTGGTTTTGTCAGCTGCTTCAAACATTGCATTCTTGATTATGGCAGCAGTGATTTCACCTTCAGAACTCATTTTTTTAAGATCACCCATTGATTTCCCGGTATATTTTGCAATTGCTTGGGCAAGCATGGGTGCATTTTCCATGATGCTTCTGAATTCATCACCCTGAAGCTTCCCTGCTGCCATTGCTTGTGTCAGCTGATACATTGCAGATATTTGTTCCTGAATGCTTGATCCACCTACCTTGAACTGTTTGTTCATCTGTTCAGCAAAGAACACCATTTCATCAGTGTTTTTGAAAGCACCCCCGGCAAGTATTCCAAGCTTGGACACGGCAGCTGCCGTGTCCAGGTATGCTGTTCTTGACCGTTGTGCTGATTGGAAGATCAGGTCTTGAAGTTCAACTGTGGTGTGAAGTCCATCATTCATAATATTAAGACGTGCAGTTGTTGAAACAAACTGATCCGATAAACCAAAAACCTGTTTCACACCAAAAACAGCACCAAGTGAAGCGGCCATTCCCATGATCTTCCCCATCAACCCACCGGTTGCACTTGTACCATTCCGAACATCATTGTTGAAATTCACTTGTGCTTGATCCGCTTGCCTTATTTCGTTTTCAATTTGGTTGAAGTTTACTTCTGCCCTTGCCAATTCTTGTCTTGCTGCTTGAATGCTGCTTGTATCAATTGCATTGTGTGATGCTCTTTGAATTGATTCAAAGCTATTCAAAACAATATTCATTGCATTACTCATTGATCTGAATACAGGTGACATTCCATCCGTGATTTGAATTGCAGTTCTAATTGTTGCCATTAAATCACCACCTTTTTTGGCAATAAAAAAGCACCTGCATCACTGCAAGTGCTTCATTGCCATTTCTTTTAGAACATTGCTTGTATTATTGCCTTGTGGATTTTTGAATCCACTTCCATCAAGCTGTTTTTACCATCCTTGAATTTCACTGCAATGGTATAAGAACCCTTATTCTTTGCCGATAAGCCACCGGCAAGTAATCCAACCCCACCAAGTAAAACTGCCCCAACTGCACCCCTTACAATGCCACTGGCAAGACTTTTATTTTGTTCACTATCAATGACTTCATAAGATTCAATGTTGGTTTTATTCAATTCTAATTGTTTAAAAAGCTTCAGAATGATAAATGCTTTCCCCCCGGCTTGACCAACAAACATGTTTTCATAATCACCTGCAACCACTTTATTTGTTGCCATTTGAAATCCCCCCCCCTTCCAAACATTATACCTTAAAAATTGGAAGGGATTTCAATTTACCGCTTTTTCTTTGCAGTTTTTGCAGCTTGCTTGTCATTTTCCATCTTGATCTGTATTGCAGCAATGACAAATGACTTTTCTCTTTTTGGCAGTGCTAAATAAGCACACGGAAGAATGTGAAGTTTGTGAAGGCAATAATAAGCAATGTTTGCTTCATAATCACCTTCATTTATTAGTTTTTTGCTTCTTCCACCAATTCAGGCATACCAACGTCAAAACCGTTGATTGCCTGAACTTTGTTCAAATATTCCGCATATTCCCCCGGTTTCAGCATGGTTTTCAGCAGTGAATCATCACCCATTACACCATAACTGTTTTGAAGGTCAGCACTATTCAGGTTTGGAAATACGGTGCATCTTGCAGCAAGCTTCCCAAGATATTTGGGGAAATCACATTCCGGTTGAAACATATTTTTCTTGCCCGGAACCGGAACCTTCCGGGTGCAAGAAGTTCTGATCTGATCATCTTCATTGGAAGTTATTGCACATATTTCCCATTCCATTGGGTTTCCCTGTTCATCGGCAAATCTTTTTGATGCAGGATATTTAATATTTTCTTCCTGCACTGCGTTTTCTTTAAGAAAAGCATTTAAGGTTCCCATAAATAAAAGCACCTTTCTTTCTTTAAATCATCCCGGTCAGGTTGGCAAATGTTTCTGGCATTTCAAAATCATCAAATGTTCCATCAATGCTTTCATCCAGAAAGTCAGCAGAAGCATCAAACTTTGCCAAAATACCACCATCAACATTGCAATCTTTATGGATCACCGTCTGTCTGCCAACAGAAGAACTTGCATCCTCATTCGTCACCTGAATGTCAAAATAAACATCCTCACCGGTGTTCTTATACTTATAAAGCATTTGTCTGAAAATGCTGCTGTTATAATGTGCCGTACCAGTGAAAGTTCCGTTCCACCCGGTTGACTTATGCCCTTTACCAACCTTACCAAGAATAGAGACTTCAACTTTGCTTTTTTCAATTTTAGATTCAAAATCAATGATTTGCATGAAGTTGTATCTGATTCCATCAATGGTCACATAACATTCAGCAAGGGAACCACTGACAGCATCCTTTGCATTCATAATGGTCATTTATCGTATCCCCCTTTCTTATTGAACGGTGACCGTCATATATAATTTTGCCATTGCATTGACCGGGGTGACTACATCGGAAACAACCACTGCTTTCTTGGTTTCCCCTTCTGTCACCACAACATCAGTGGCAAGGAAATCTTCAATTGCCCGGATTTTTTCAAGTTCCTGATGATGTTTGACCACATCATTCCAAAATGAAATTCTTCCTGAATTGTCATTGGGAATCAAACCAAGATATTTGGTATTAAACAGCACCCCAATGTCATTTGCAATCTGGTCAAGCACCCTGATAGTCTGATTACTGCTGAAATCACTGTTCTTGTCAACTGTGACCGTTACAAAGGTGTTAATGTCATCCAACACCCTGACTTCATCCCCAACCTTGTGAAAGATGAATTTACCTGCTTTCAATGCAGCTTCAAGTTCAGATTGTTTGAATTGGGTCACAACCGTGTATTCACCATCATATTTCTTGTTGGTATTTGACTTATTGACAGCACAACCGGCAGCAGCACCGGTGACCCAATGCACCAAATCAGATGCAGTGTTATTTTCAACACTAATAACACCTTCATAATCAGGTGTAACATATTTATGCAGCACACATTGGAACTTTGCCCCCACCGTGTCACGCATTCTTTTGGTATATTCGGCATATAGCAATTTGGTTGTGTCATCCGTTGCCAAACAACCCAAGGTATTGAAACTGTAAGCTTCAAAAGCATCCAATGCAGCTTGGTATTCAGTGCCGGTCAAAGCATCACCGTTTGCCCCAAGTGTGAGTGCCAAACCACCGGCAACTGTTGCTGTCAGCACCACGTTGGTTTTCCAAACAATAAAATCACTATCAAGCAGATTGTCAGTGTTGGGAAGCACCGTCTGTGCATCAACCACAGTGGTTCCAACCAGTGTGGTCACATCCATCTTGGTTTCATCATCAACATTTACTGCAACAATAGTTTTCAAGCTATTCCCAACAGTACCTTTATATTTTGCAGTAGCAAAAGTGTTGCTTGCTGCAACCCCGGTTTTCATCAGCTTATAAAAATGGCAAGTATGAATGTTTCTGAACAAATCCCTGATGCCCTTTAATTTATCATTGGTATAAGCGTAACCAAATATTTTCAATGAATCTTTCTGCAAATCTTCAAGTGTTACCGTGAAAACAGCATCTTCAACACCCCAATCAAGGGGAAGGGCAAGTGCAGCAATGCCCCGGTCACTTAGGTTTGCCACTGCCCTTGCAGCAGATATAAAATTGATATATGCACCAGGTAAAACTTTATTTTGTGTTATGAATGTTCCACCACCAAGCATTTATATCACCGTCCCTTTCAGATAGTTTTCAATCAAAGATTCAGCTTCATCCAAGGTGTATAATTCACCCTTTTTCAAAAGGGTGTTAATTAAGTCACCATTGTGTTTGAACCTGAAACATGAAAGAATCTGTTGCTTTGTGAACTTTGAAGCAGTTGATTGAACTTGTTCAACTGCTTCTTTATTTTTTGCCACATAATCACCCCTTTGTATCTGTTTCAACCGTTATGGTTGTCATTTTGTCAATTGCAACCGGCTCTTTGTATATATGGAAATCATAGTTCACAAAGAAGTGCAGCACATCATTCACAATTTCATAATGAATGCCGGTTCCCCTCAATATATCACCCTTCATGGTGACGGTTTCCAAAGCAGTTTCCAACCGTTCTGCAACAGTATGACATTCCGTGTTCTGGTCTTTTGTGCTTGGAAAATAATGAATATCAAAAGGTTGGGTCATTAAATACCGTTTTCCAAGCACCTGTTTTTGGATTTTCTCCAATAGCAGAATAAAAAAACAAGGTTTTTTTAAACCTTGTGCCACTGATTCAGTATAAATTTTATATCCACTGCCAAATTCAGTGTTCAACTTGATTGAAATTGCTTCAATTAAATCAATTAGCATCAAGCAACACCCCCAAATATTTTATTAGTTTTTTTTCAAGAATCTGTGGTGCTTGTGCGTCCAGTTCATTTTCAGATAACGTCAGCATGAATTGCCCGGTTATCCATCCACTGTGATCTGCTGTTCGATGTCCAAATTCAACATATGAGGAATACATCACTGGGTTGATAATCTCAATCTGATATAGGTTCCCAATCCTTTGAACCCTCAACACTTCAACATATGTCTTTGCACTTTTCTTCCCTCCGGCAGAAGCTTCAGCTTCAGTTGCAGAAGTCCACCCCCTTCTAAGGGTTCCACCATTCTTCCCACTTGATATCGGATATTGCCCCACCGGTGTTCTTCTGATAACCTTGGCAATCAACCTTGCTGCAAGTTCCTTGGCACATTCTACAAGGAATCGGTCTGATTCTCCCCTGTTCAATCTATCCATGTTTTTTTGAAGTCTTTGCAGTTGCCTGAAATCACAATTGCCCCATCTTGCCATTATGCCCAACCATCAAACAAGGTCAGCATTATTTCCTGATGCGAACTATATTTTGCCGGTTCGCCACTGCTTTTGAATACACCGGTGACCCCATTCTGTATGACGGTTATTTTGGAACCGTCCTTGATAACCACATCAGGTGAAATGAACAATTTGGTACTTTGGGCCACCGTTGCAACCGTGTCTGTTGGATTGGTGCTGTTGATGCTTTGGAATGATAACCGGCAAGGTTGATTGGTCAGAACATTGGATTCAATATGCTTGGTTATTTTACTGATTGCATTTGTTGATTCCAAATATTCAGTAACCGTGCAAGTGCCAGTGTATAAGCTTTCAATTGCTTTTTTAATGCTTGCAGTTACCATTTAATGCACCTGTAAACACTGAAATCAGTTCCTTCATGCATCAGGAAAGCAATCAGTGCATTCATCCTTTCTTCAGTAGTAGTTCCAAAGGTCACACTGGTATCACCTTCACTGATTGTTTTGATTGCATCATCAACATCAAACCCGGTCAATTGCCCGGATGACTTCTTTCCCAACAGGAATTCCCCGGTTGCCCTATCAACTGCAACTTCTTCAAGTCCAACAGGAACCGTTGTCACATTACATTGGTTTTTGATGTGATTTTCAACTTTGTCAATAATGAACCCAAGCATCCAAGCATCACCAGTGACAACAGTATAATTAAATGCTGCAAGCCTTGCGGTTACATCATCAATCATTGCCATAAGTCACCACATCCTTTTATTTTTGATTTTCAAGTATCTTCTTCAGAATGCCGTTGTAACTGGTTGACTTACCAAGGTCAATGCCATGTTTACCGGCATAAACGGTTAATTCTTCAACCGTCATTTTTTCAAATCCGGGTGCTTCCCCTTCTGGTTCAGGTTCAGTGGTCAAGGGGGCAGTTGATTCAGGTTGTTGAACAGATTTAACTTTTTGTTCAACCTGTTCAATCTGTTCAACCACATAACCTTTCTTAGCAAACCATTCAATTAAATGGGGGTCAGTGCATTCACCAACCCCATCTTTAAATTGAACACCTGCTGAAATTCCGTTATATTGTTTATTCGGTGCAATTATTTTCATTTCAATCACCTTTCCCTTTAGGCTTTCACTTCAACTTCAACTGTTGCGGTATGATTTCCGGTGTTGGCATAAGGAAGTGGCAAAGCACCAAGGGTTGCCGTGAAGGTATATTTACCTGCTGTGGTCTTGTCATAGGTATCAGTATCAACCCATGCTGTAACCGGAACTGTTGCTTTTCCACCACCAATTGTGGCAACAACAGTGGTTGCCAATGCAGCCTTTACAGCAGTAGCATTGGCATATGTTGGAACTGCAACCGTTCCACCGGCAACATCGGCAATGGCATCAAATGCCGTGATTTCAATTTTCATCAGTGTCAGAAGGGCAGTTTCAATTGCTGCAACCAACACTGCTTTTGTTTTTCCTACCGGGTCAATTCCCATATAAGGTGCAATCACTGCGAGTTCTGCACTGGTCATTTTATCCCAATTTGTCAGTGTATCAGTACCGGCAACAACTGTATAACCTTTTGCCGTAAACCATGCAATCAATTTTGTGTTGGCATCAGCAACAGCAGCAACACCATTGATAAAATCAACACCATAATCACAATTATGTGATTCATTGGGTGAATAAATTTTTGCCACTATGAAATCCCCCTTCTTACTGAACTTTGATTTTGCGTAAAATACCGGCAGCTTTCGTTGCTTTCAGTGCCACTGCTGCTACCATTTCAACTTCACCCTTTTTAACTGCACCGGCAGTTTTGAAATCAGGCAACCAACTTTTTACCGGGGGAACTCCTGCCATTGAAACCCCATGAAAACCATCCAAGGCAAGTCTTGCAGTGAAAAGGGAAGTTTCACCGGTTCCAGCATCCGTTGCAACAACCGGGGTATTGCTTCCTGCTTTTGCACCAAAGTCAATTAAAGGAATATCCCCATAAGATTCAACCTGCTGCCCAAAGTCATTTTTGGTAACCTGATACATTCCTGCTCTCCTGGCACATGCACGGATTTTGGCAATCAGTTTCAAGTTGCCACCAATGAATGAGGGTTTACCGTCCAAACTCATAAGAAATTCATCCAACAAGTCAAGAAAAGCAGCATAGTTGGTGGTAACCAGTGCTGAAGTGGAAAGGTCAATGGCAGCAGCCGGAATTATTTCAGTTGAAGAACCGGTTACTGCTTTTTCAAGTCCATCAAAAGCATCAGGAACAAGGGCAGAATCACCATTGATTACCGTATCATTGAACAGTGCTGAAGCAGCTTTGATTTTCTGCTGCACCTGAAGGATAACTTCAGTAATGATGCCCCCCATGTTGGATATAACACGGTCAATCTCAAAGCTTCCACCAAAAACTTTCAGGTCAGTGGTATATCTTTGTTTGGTCACTTCAGATGCCACATATTCATTGTTTACTGCACGAAAACCGGCAGTGGGTTGGGTTATAAGCCGGGTATAACCATAAGTCAATGTTGCACCCCCACCAGTGGGTGAAACACAATCATCAAAGGTTATGTTGTTGAATAGGAAATTGGATTTTGCAAATTCATCAATAACCCCCATTTGAAGGTCATCTTGAACATCCAGTTTTGCTTGTGCTAATGTAACAGCCATTTATATGACCACCTTTCAAAATTTAATTAGCTTCCAAATGTGATTTTACTGCTGCTTCCAGTGAATTGATTTGTGTACCTGCCCCCGGTGATCCATCTTTGGTTTCACCGGGTTTCATTCCTTTCAATGCCGGTTTGCTTTCAACATTGAAAAGGAACTTAGTATCTTCACTTTCTTGTAATTTTTTGAGTTGTTCACCCAAACCTTTGATACTTCCATCAGCATCCAGTGCAGCATCACCAAGTTCAAGTAATGCTTTCACTGCCTTGATGTTTTTGGCATTTGCACCGGTCAATGCTTTTTCAACTGCACTGTCCAACTGCAACTGCTTCAGTTGTGCATCATAAGCTTCCTTGTCAGCTTTGTTCTGACCTTGCAGCTTTTCAATTTCAGCTTGCAACCCGGCTGCATCAACTTTCTTCAAATCTTCAAGTTGCTTATCCCTGGCAGCAATGTCTTTATCAAGCTGCTTTTTGGTTTCATTAAGTTCATCAAATCTTTTCTTGGTGACAAACGCACCATTCAAAGATTCCATGACCTTTTCCGCTTGTTCTTCAGTTAATCCCATTGCAATCAGTTGTTCTTTTGTCATTTTTATTCCAACCTTTCAAATCACTTTTTTACATGGGTGTGAACCATGAATTTGTCTTGTTCTTTACCGTCAGCAATACTAAAATGACGAATTAATTTTCCCCATTAATTAGGTAATGAGTTTGGCGTTTTAAGGTACTTGAAAAAAGTTTTTAATAGTAAACCACCCCCTAGAAATGCCTTTTCAAGCAACATCACCCCCTAAATTAGCCCAACAAAAAAGCACCTGCATTTTCAGCAGATGCTTTGGTATTATTGAAATTAGAACAAATCTTAAACCAATCTGTTGTATATTTTATTATCAATCCACGGTGTCAAGTCAACCTTTGAACCACCATCAACAAAAGTTTCTTTCCATTCAGGATATTTCACATCAGCAGGTAAATAGTAATTTTGTCCTTTACTGGTCTTTGCAATCCTGCTGCCATAATTATCATCAAACCAAGGAATTGTCACTGTTCTGCACCAAGCATGAAAAGGTGGTGCTGTGCTGCCAGGTGCATACTCACTCATTGGTATAACCTGACCATCCAATCCCTGACACAATTCACTGGTCAATAAATCAAGGGTTGCACATATTTCATACTTTTCAACATTCAGTGAATTGAAGCAATCCTTTTGGGCAGCAGATGCAAAGAAAGCAGATTCAGTCATCACTAACCGTCCTGCTCTGTTCTTTGCCACTCCAAATTGTTTGCTTATGGCCCTTATTGTTTTATCAGGTGCATCACCACGGATGATTCCCTGTGTAAGATTGGTATGAACTGAATCAATCAATGCTGCTTTACTTTCCCAACACCGGGCAGTGAATGTTTTATTGTCCATCGTCCAAGGTTTTGAAATTATCTGTTCAAGTTTCTTTTCATCAATCTTTTGAAAATCATAACCAATATTGAACCCCTTTTGAATTTCAAATGCAGTGTGATAATAACCATCTGAATAAATGTTCCGGGCAAGCTTATCAATGCCATCAATCTGGTTCCCAAACAGCACTTCAATTTTCTGTTGAGTCTGAATCCTCAGTGCTTCCAACCGGTTGATATGAACCCTTGCTGAAGCATTTTCAAGCTGCTTCATCCAAAGTGGGTCAACTGCATTCATTTCGCCGTGTTTGATGTAATCTTCAACATCCCATTTGAATTCTTCAAGTTCCTTGGTATTCAGCAACCGTTTTGCTTCAACCATTGAAATATTATTATTGGCTGCAAATCGCTGATACCAAACATCAATGTCCTTTTCAACCCTCAATGATGCTATTCGATATTGCTTTTCAAGATCCGCATAATAAGATTGACCTTTGTTCAGTTGTGATTCTTCAAGAATGGTGAATCTTTGTTTCCAGTAATTACTTGAGGTTGGCATTGTTACCACCACCTGTGTCATCCTTCTTCAATTGGTCAGGGGGGAAAGCTTTGCTGTATTCATCAACTTCTTTTTGAGTTTCTTCAGCAAGTCTTTTTTCTTCTTCATCCACATCCGTGACCCAAGGATGTTCTGCCAGCATAGTCTTTTTAGATATGACCCCAACTGATTTTGAACAATTATCAATTGATTCAGTTTCATTAATTAGAATGTCACGGTTAAATGTGATTGTGACCTTTTCCTTTTCGAAGTCACCCAAATTACTATTGGCAAAATGAACATTGATGAACCAAAGCAGTTCTTCAAAGCTTGCCTGATATTCCGTTTCCATTCCGTTTGCATCAAGGTCAATGTCAGAATACATTGATTGAATGTTCATCTGGTTGGGATTCCCACTCATGCGGTCATCCTTGGCATCATAACCCCTTGCATTCTCAATCAAAGCTTTCTTGAACAGTTCCAAAATAGCTTTGTAATTGTCAGCATTAACTTCTACTGTCAGTGTATCAACTTCACCGGCTGCACCATCCACGGTTCTGACTTTGACAGCACCATATGTTGCAAGGTTCCTTCTGAATTCACCAAGGTTGGTTCCATCGTAATTCTTCAGAACAATAATGGTGTTTCTTGCATCTTCCTGCATATTGTTCTCAAAATCTGACAGCATCAAATTTATACCATCCTGAAGCGACTTGACCCTTTTAATCAGGGGAATTTCCTTTGAATTATATTTGAATGCAATCAATGGAACCTTTGACCAATTCCATTTGCTTGTTTCACCTTCACCATCAGTGGCAACAATGTATGATCTTGCTTGATTGTCAGGGTCAATCACCAACTGATTATTCCTCAACTCATAGCAGGTGATACCATCGGTGTCATAAACTTCAACCTTTTCAATGATTGATTCTTTGGTTCCATCATATGATTCAACTTCATAAATCCTTATAGCAAATTCAAGAATGGTGTGTTCTGCATCATTCCAGAATGGAAGTATTTCATATGGTTCAAACTTTTTGAAAGTGAATTCACCCTGTTCATTATAATAAGGATGTAGCCAAGCAATCCCATTATTTAGTGAATCTTCACCCAAATTCTTAAATGTTCTTAGAAACCGATTGTTGAACATTTCTTGCAGAAGGCCGGTGTATTGCTTATTTTTACTTTCAAAGGTCAGTGGTTTGGCAAGTAAATAATTCACCTTCTGGTCAACCATCTTTGCATATTGATTATCAATGATGCGATTGTTGGGCAGGTTTTCAACCACTTGAAGCAATCCATCTTCACCTATGATGGTTCTTTTCCGATTCAGAATATCATGGTCATTGTTATAATATCTTTCACCGTCAATCATCAGCTTCCGCTTGAATGACTTTTTGAACTTAGCAATTTCTCTTTCTAACACCTGTTTATCAGTCATACTTGTTGCAGCACCTTGGCGAACAATAGCATTCAACCTGCTTGTTTCACTGCCAAAAGGGAATATATTAAACATTCTTATCACCCCTTAATCAAAACTAAATGTTCCACCTTGACCTATCTTTTCAGCAATGCCGGTTGTACAATCAGGTGCATCATCATGTGCATTTTTACCTTCTTTTTGATATTTGGTCATTGCAATATAATATTCAGGGAACCGGTCTGCCCAATTGACCGGAAAGTATATATGATTCATAACCCATGTACTGTTGCTTAATATTCGGGCATTCTTGTTCTTGGATTGATGGAAAGGGTTGATTTGGGTGTGATTGCTGTGATGAACTTCTTTCAAAATCCGTTCAACTGACCTTCCAAAACCCCTGCCCCCGTTATTACTTTCAATATCAGCAATATCCACTTTATCCTTCAGCAGCATCCTTGCCGTTGCCGGTTCAGTAATTTCCATTGCTTCTTTGGTGTAAAGCACATCCAAAACATAAGCTTCACCTTGATATTCACCATAATCAATTGAACAAAGGTAATCATTCCCGGTGTCAGCAGTGTCCGTGTAGTTCTTAATCGATGTAAATAAAAGGTTGCCTTTTTCATCCATTGGCAACTTCTTATAAGTTTTGAATGATGAATACAACCTGCCCTTAATATCAATAGGCTCTTGTTGATAGTTGGCACTGGCTATTTCAACCCCCATGGCCTTGGACTTCATTTCGTATGACTTCCGGGATAGTATTTCACTACAAAGCATTGAGCCGTCATTCTGAACGGCTTTCATCACTATGTTCCTGGTTTTTATGCCCACTTTAGTGAAGTAATCCAATGCTCTGCCAGCTAAATCCTCAGTGGCCCAGCGTGTCATGACGATAATAATTTTGCCGCCCTCTTCTAACCTAGATAGCATTGTATTAGTGAACCAGTCCCAGTGTCTTTCTAATACTTCAGCATTGTAGGCTTCTAGTGCACTTTTAATTAGATCGTCTAAAATCAACAATGTACAACCAAAGCCGGTCGCTGTCCCAGTGGGACTCGTTGCAAGGTAATTGTTATACCCGTCTTCCAGGCTCCAGAGGTTCATAGCCCCATCGCCTTTTTTTATGCCTACCCCTGGGAATATGTCAGCGTATATCGGCTTATAAATATCTGCTTTCTCTTCCTGGATACTGTTTCTCACATTTTTAGAGAACATTGTCGAAAGAATCTCATTATAGCTACCCAGCATGATTTTTTCCTGGCTATTCCCACCCAATACCCATTCAACAAATAGCCCGGCTGTTCTTGATTTACCGTGCCGGGGAGGAATGGATACAATTAAGACCTCATCATCGCCCTCATAGAAAGCTTGGAATTCATAGCAAAGATCAACTAGGTACTGCCTTTCAGGTTTATAAAAATTAGGGGCCTTTAGATTGCAATAAAAAAAGAACTCGCGCTTTGCAAGTTCACAACGGAGGTTCAACTGGTGTAGTTTTTTATCAATCACTGCTTATCAGCTTCTTCAATTCCTCAGTTGTCAGCCCCTGGTAGGGGTTATCAATTCTACTCTTAATTTCAATCTTATCATTAAACATGCCCATGTGACGAGCAATGCTATCCAGAGCCCCTTTCTTGTCGCCCAGTTTATACTTTTTGAGATAACCAACAAATCGCCGATCATCCCCCCGGCCTTCCCATATCTCCATGACTTCGAGGCCGGCTAATACCGCGGCCGTATCATCATCTAACTCAGTAATAACCTTAGGACTTCCATCGTCATTAAACAGCTTCCTGGGATCGAAGAAACCTAACCTTGCATACTCTTTTAATACCCGATCCTGCGTGATTTCAGTACGTTCTGATCGATGACTCATAGCTTTGTCAATCTCAGCTTGAATCTTAGGTTTTCTTAGGTTTTCAAATCCAATCACTTCAGCTGTCTTAGCACTATACCCTGCTCGAATCGCAGCTTGAGTAGCATTAAGATCTACCAGATATTCAGCTATGAATCTTTGCTGTTTTGCTGTTAATTTTGCCACTCTTACCACCTCCTAAGGGAAAAATAAAAGCCCAACATTGCCGCCAGGCCTTAGACTTATAAAACGGTTTGGGCCATTCCTTAGCCATCAGATCCTTACCACTTCTGAAAATACTTTGCTATCCTTTTGTCGGGACTTATTATTTCAACCTTAATCCCATTCTGAACAATACATTTAGTCCAAAGTATCTTGTACATGTTTACCTCCAAATAGAAAAGAGCCCCTGCGTGATATTTCCGCAAAGGCTCTTTAAATATTATTTGTATTTTAGATGATATCACAGATCAAATGTGACATTCTATGACCTCTTTTATTTTTATACCTGATAATGCCGTGCTATGAAGTCTATGCGTGTGTCTCCAACTATAATTCATTCCTGCTGCTATCCATTCAAAGGTTCTTCCGTCTAAATAACGATACTGCAATAATAATCTTTCACGATCATCTTCTACCGCCTCAATTACCTGCCCTATCTCCCGCCTAACATCAACCAGTCTATCTACATCGTTGTTAACTTCCTGCTCGAGGTCTACGATCTTAGCAATAATATCTTCTGCCTTACCGTATATGCTGCCGCCACCTTTTAGCTCAGAAGTATAAACACTTGTTACCTTACCCAGCATTCCCCGCCAGCGAGATATCTCCTTAAGTTTGCGGTCTATTTCTCGGTCGAGAATAATAAAGCGTTTTAAATATCTTATTTTATCCTGGTTGGTGATCTCAACGGCCTCTAAAACTGCTGTATCTTGCATATTATACTTCCTCCTTCAGGTACCCCTTATCCTTCAGTTTCTGGTTATGTTCATTTACCAACCGTTTTATATTGATGCCGTATTCATCGGCTACCATGTTAATTCTGGTCCACATAGTTTCCATGACATCTAGGCTTTCTTTTATTTCCTCTACCGGGTTGTCCTCAATGATGGCTTTTACTACCTCGCCAAGTTCTTCACCGATCTTCAACCACTGACTAGCCTTGTCCCAGCCTAGTCTTTTGTAATCTACGGTTATACCGTTCATGCTGCTCCCTCCTTCACTTTTTCGATCCGTGCTTTTAACGACTCCAGCAAGCTTGCCTGTGTAGCGTCCTTATCTCCCAAGGCAGCCATGACATCTTCATCGCGCCCGCCCTCAACAAGCAGATGGTGAATTATGACTTTCTGCTTCTGGCCTTGACGATGTAACCGCTTATTGGCTTGCTGATATAACTCTAATGACCAGTTCAGACTAAACCAAATAACTTGATTGCCTCCGTCTTGGAGGTTCAGCCCGTATGCTGCACTGGCTGGATGGGCTAGCAGGATATCTATTTTTCTAGCATTCCAATCATCCTCATCCTGCGGTGTCTTTAGTTCTCGAACTCTTAATCCGCTACCAGCTAAGGCTTTTTTGATTCTGGCCAAATCATGTTTGAAGTTGTAAAAGACTATAGCTGGTTGTCCGCTCAAACCCTCCACCAGCTCCATAAAAGCTTCGATCTTACAACTATGGATCTCAACCACATCTCGGTTAGTGTCATAAATAGCGCCGTTGCAAAGCTGTAGCAATTTGTTAGTTAATACCGCCGCTGAACCCGCGTCTATAACTGAATCATCAATTTCCAGCAACATTTCTTTCTCCAGCTTTTTATAAGCCGCTTTTGCTTTTGCATCTAAAATGACCGGCACCGGTACTGAGATACATTCTGGCAGCTCCAGATAATCCTCCGCTGACATGCTTATGCAGATATCCCCGATAAGCTGCTGTATAGCTTCTTCTCCTCCAGGTTTAGGCGCATAGCTGAAAATATGCTCTCGGTCTCGCTGATCCGCTTCAAAATATCTGTCCCTGAAATGGGTTATCTTTTTCCCTAGCCTTTTGCCCTGGTCCAGCAAGTACACCTGTGACCATAAGTCTATTAAGCCGTTTGGCGCCGGTGTCCCGGTCAAAATCACCATACGTTTGATGTGATTACGTACCCAGGATAAAGACTTAAACCTCTTCGCCTTATGGCTTTTAAAACTGCTGGACTCGTCCACTACTACCATGTCAAAAGGCCAATCATTCCTGTAATACTCAACTAGCCAGGGAACATTCTCGCGATTAATCACCCAGATATCCCCTGGGGAGTTCAAGGCTTTGATCCGCTTAGTCTGAGTACCCAGCACGGATACAATTCTGAGTAAATGCAAATGATCCCACTTTGATGCTTCTTTATTCCAGGTTGATTCCGCTACCTTTTTCGGCGCTATGACTAATACTTTTGACACTTGAAAGCGATTATATTTAAGGTCATTTACCGCTGTTAGGGTTGTAGAAGTTTTTCCGAGTCCCATGTCAAGAAAAAGGCCCAGTGCTTCATCGCTTATTAGTCTGTTTATGCAATATTTTTGATACGCAAATGGTTCATACTTCATCCCTTAATCATCCCTTTGATAAATTCATCTACTCCCGCTTTATGATCTATTAAGAAAACTTGAAAACCTAAACCAGTCATAATTTTATGTTGGTAGCTTTGCTGGCCTGATGGCTTTTCGCCCGTAGCTTTCAGTTCTACTAAAAACATCCTGCCATTTGGCATGAATATAATTCTGTCTGGCACTCCATTATTTCCGGGTGAAACAAACTTGTAAGCTTTGCCTCCCTGCTTTTTGACCTCGTCTCTCAAATATTCCTCCACGGATTTTTCACTTTCTCTTTTACCACCTTTTTTTCTTAGCTCAATTACTGCCATTTGCAACTCTCCCCCGTTCTGACAGCTTGTGGTCGCAAGCGCCGCATAAGAAGAAATCAGATTGTTTGTTGTAAAAAACTCCGTCTGTAATTCCGCAACCCTTACATTTGATTTCTTTATCTTCACATCTTGTCTTGCAGGAACTACAAGCTGTATACTGGTCATCCTCGTGTAAATATTTAGGGTGCTTTTTAATACAAAGTGCTTTCATCGTTAACCTCTCTTTGTCAACTTGTCTACATAATCGCACTACGTATACTTATATATATTATTTAGGTATATTAGGCGTATTAGGCTATGTGTAATATGCCTAATTTCTTTATTTATTTATATCTTTTATATTAATGTTGACAATGTAGACAAACACACTATAAATAAGGAATATTGGTATTTTGGCGGTCAACATTCTGCCTGTTTTTTTGTTGCGCTGTTGTTGCTATTGTTGACATTGGCATTATTTAGAATGTTGACAAATTTGGCCTCTGCAAGCTGAATGTTGACACTTTTTCTAAAGCCTCTCTGCCTGCCATAAACGTCCCCAAAACGAATAAGGCTCACTCGTTCCCATCCATGAAGTGCCTGCAAAGCGGCATTAATTCTATTCGAATCTGCTTTCGTCATAAGCCTGCGTTCACATAAACATTCTTTCCATATTTCCAAAGTGCATATTTTGTTCCTTTGCGTTACTTTCGTTACGCCAGTGACCCCGCCTCCCCAATACATAAAGCGGCGATCCAGTGACCAAGATTCCCAGTCCTCAGGTATAGGCTTATTTATGAATTCTTCAATTTGTCCCTGCAATGGATCACGATCAACATGAAGATTACGTCTCGTTTCCGCTTCCTCTTCAAGTTCTTTTGAAAGATATAACGCTTCTCCCAGTTGCCAGCGTAACACTGCCTCCGCCCATATCTGATCTATTTCAAATTGGGTTAAGTCATCAGGAACATATTTAGCTGGCTTTTGGAACTCTGCTTCAATCGGCCAGAATCGCCGGTTACCGGTCGGATCACTTAAGTAGTCCTGATCGTTTGTCGTTCCGAAAAAGACGCATTTCCGTGGATGCTCTTCCGTTTTACGCCCGTAAGCCGCCCTGTAATGGTCAACCTGCTTGCTTAAGAACTGTTTAATAGTTTTAATATCAGATTTACCATAAGCCGCTAATTCTGCGATCTCTAGCATCCAAATGCCCTGCAACATTTCGGATGCTTCTTTGCCTTCAAATGTTCGCAAACTATCAGAGAACCATTTGCCGCCCAGTCTTGCAAGCAGGGTACTTTTGTAAATACCCTGCCTGCCGTTGATTACAGTCATATTGTCAAATTTACAGCCCGGCTCCATGATCCGTGCAACAGCCGCAACCATACCTTTTCTAGTTACTGCGCGGGTATACTGGCAGTCTTCAGCTCCCATATAATCGATAAAAACAGTATCCAACCGAGGTATGCCGTCCCATTGATCCCTGAATAAATAATCCTTAATCGGATTAAAGCCGTAAGATGCAGCATGATTGTACAGAGCATCTTCAATAATTCTTTCGGATCTAAAACCAAGTAAGGCCTCGATATATTCTCTAAGGTTTCTATCATCGTCGTCTGTCCAGGCGTAGTCCCCTTGTTCATTTTTTCTCCAGGGCAAGGGCGCTGTTCCTATGATCCGATCTGCAAAGGTATCTTTTCTTATCCGACCCTTCAAAAGCGGGTCATTTTCAAGAACTACTCGTACATTAGCAGTAGTTTTTAAAGGCGCCCCGGTCGTACTGCTTACCTTTAGCTTACTGATCCAATTAGCATTATCATCGGGTAGTTGCCCGAAGTCGTTTGTAGCCTTCTCATATCGTTCCTGGTTAAGTAGCGCGGCCACTGGAGTATCTGCCACTGCCAACGCACACATAGCGGTGTAAGAAGGTAGTTTGTTGGTAGGTGTACCTGGCTGAGCGGCATCGTCCCGATCGGCAAACTTATGCAGCCGTACCAGGTCGAAAGCGTTCACCAATCTGCCCCCTGCGGGGTCAGTTGCATGGTGACTGTACAGGAATTGACCGTTATCGTACAAGATAGCCCCGCCGGTAGTTGATCCGCCAGTGAAAGTGTACCGCCCTGTATTGTCATCGCAGGGTGTATACTCTCCCGGCAGGAAGGTCTCCATGGCCTGATAGATATCATAGGTTTTGCAGAATGCGCCAACTATGCCATTCTTAGCTGTTGGATCTCCCTGCTTTTCGGCCAGCTTGATCGTCTTTTGTTGTACCCCTGGTACCTCAGGCCACTCTGCTACATTACGCCAGTCCTGGTACATTCCCAGTATCCCGTCTATGCTAAGGAAGGGTTTGTCTCCATACTGGTATACATATTGACTATCAGAGCAACAACTAGGCCAGTACATCAGTCTGGAAGCTTCAAAGGTAGTAGGGTCGCATAGTTCTATCCCGATCAGCTGGGCTAGTTTTCTCGCTCCCGGCTCATACTCGTCCACTGTGGTAGTTCTATCCGTTGGTATCAGTACCCGTAGCCGGGGTTTGGCCTCCTCATGCTTACGAGTAGAGTAGACCGCATAAGCACAGCTCAGACCATCTAGGCGGCACAGTATATCTGCAGTCTGCCCCGGCTGTATGTTATCCAGATCCAGGGTTATAACATCTCGCCCGGTAACATTATTAGCCTTGCGCCTATTCCCCTCCAGGGGACCGCAGACATACCCGCCCACGTCCTTTAGATCATCCTGTTTGCTCTTAGGCAGCCGCAGGTATTCCGCCAGGCTCTCAGTACCTCGGGCTGGGGTTTTAAGACGATCCCACAGCTCGGACACATAAAGCGTTTGAGTGGGCCACTGGGTAGCCTTACGACTCCCAGCGGCGCTGATTTTAATTTGTCTGTCATTTATAAGCATGGGCTCTCACCCTTTCATTAACGGTGCCACTGTACTGTTCTGGTAAATTAACCCTAACAAGATGCTCAGCAAAAGGCGGCGGCACAGCATTACCGCATCTGGCTACCTGAGCTGATTTAGGGTATTGGTTGCCCTCGAAATCACGGTCGATAATGTAATCTTCCGGAAAACCGTTGGCATTAAACAATTCCCTCGGAACAAGCATTCTCATACCGATATCTGAAATAAAATACATATCGCCGTTTATTTCCAGCAATAAAATTTCGTTATCGGCAATGCTGTAGCCACAATACTCATTAAGCATTGCCCTGACTTCTGGCCAACGTCCTAAATCTTGATTTTCACTAATCCTTGTTAGAACCGTCTTCACTTCTGCAAAATGGCCAGGACTTGTCATAACTGTTGGTAGAGGTTCTCTTAAGTCCTTACAATCCATATGATTGCGGAGTACACATAAATGGGCTTCTATTAAGGCATTCCGGTCCTTTGATGTTACGGTGTGTAACGGGCTGGCAGGACTGCTTTCTCCCCCTGTACCATAATATTTTGTGATAAATGTCGCCGTTAGCGCATATCTAGGGTTTGTATCAATTGTTAATAACGGCCTGTCTATTGCCTGCCCTCTGGCTCCATCCCCTTCATAGCTATGGTACTGGGAGAGAAAGGGGGCAACTAGAAAGTTATGATCTTTTGCTGTAATTGTTGGTAAAGGTTTATCTAGGCCCGATCCTGCTCCGGTATAACCCCCACCAAAAGCCTGCATAATAAAGGGATTGGCATTATTGATCACAAACTTATCTGTACCTCTGGCGATTCTTTGTATCGTGTTACCCGCTAGCGGTCTAATCGCCCTAATTCCGTATCTTTCTTTAATTTCTATCGCTGTATCAAAAATGCTCGGACATGGTAGCGACCAGTCTATAATCTCCGATGCTGTTCGCCATGGACTCAACCTGCAATACTTCACCGCTTCGGATTTAGGGTCAGCGTGAGTAGGCTCTGGCCATACTATCGGTTGTCCATCGCACCGAGCAACCAAGAAAAACCTCCGGCGAATAGTAGGAGCTCCATAATCACAGGCCCTCAACTCTTTGTGATCTACCTGATAGCCTTGCCGTTTGAGTGCGTTAATGAATGCCTGGAAAGTACGCCCCCTCTTATCAGGGTCTGGCTTACCGTCTTTTAGTAAAGGCCCCCAGGTCTTAAACTCTTCCACGTTCTCTAGCATAATTACCCGAGGCCGAACAGTGGCTGCCCATCTAACAGCTACCCATGCCAGACCTCGAATACTCTTTTCAACTGGCCGCCCACCTTTAGCTTTTGAAAAGTGCTTGCAGTCAGGACTAAGCCATACTAGGGCTACCGGTCTGCCCTTTGCTACTTCGCGAGGGTCTACGTCCCATACATCCTCGCAGTAATGCAGTGTATCCGGGTGATTAGCGCGATGCATGGCTATTGCTACTGGGTCATGATTAATCGCTATGTCTACTGACCGACCTATGGCGAGGGCTATTCCAGTGCTTGCCCCGCCGCCTCCAGCGAAGTTATCTATTATGAGTTCTCTGTTTAAATGCACTGCTCTTTGCCCTCCCCTCTAGTGGCCGCATCTTTCAGGTTCAGGCAAGCCTGGTTATAGTAGCTTTTCTTTAGCTCTACCCCGAGGAATCTACGGCCCATCTGGAGAGACACATATCCCTCTGAACCAATGCCGGCAAAGGGGCTAAATACTAAATCCCCTGGGTTACTCCACAGCTCCAGACAGCGTTCAATAACGTCCAACTGTAAGGGGCATATATGCTTTTCATCTTCTTCAGCCCTGGCGGACTTCCTCTGTAAGGTCTTCGACTGGTTAATATCCATCCATATAGGACTCGCATAACGCCTCCATACTTGATGTGAATAAACTGGATCAGTATTATAGGCTTTGTGCTGGTCGTAAGCATCCGTATCAGGTGCGGGTCTGGATATCTTAGGGGCTTCTGGCTCGTTTTCTCCGATAAAAGTTGTGAATCCATTCGGATGACTAACGGGCTCCGGATTATCTCCTGGCTTACGCATAGTAATTACGTAGTCTGGTAGGCCTTGTCTGCACATAGCTGAGTCTTTTATTATCTGTTTATGCAACAACCCTAAGGCCTTTGTTCTAGTGGCCTCCACCAGAGGATCTTTCCAAATCGTTACTTTGCTATGAAATATAAATCCTTCATCCTCGAACATCTGCCTGAGCAGAGCCGGGAAATCTTTTAATCCTATAATTCCGTCCCGCTGCTTAAGCAAGGGTAGATCCATACAATGAAATGAAATCAGTCTGCCCGGCATAATAATCCTGTATAATTCCTTAACCAGGAACCGGAAATGAACCATAAATTCATCATCATTCTTGCAGTTCCCCATATCCCTGTCGCTGTTACTGTACGTATATAGGCTAGAGAAAGGTGGGCTAAATATTGAGTAATGAAGACTGTTGTCCTCTAGTCCTCTAGCTATCTCTACGCAATCACCCAGGTACATTTCCCAGCCTTGCCCTGTTTCAATTCCCGTCTCATAAGGGGCTATCTCACGACCGGTACTTTGTAAATTCTCTTTGGTAATCTCCTGGGTAGCCGCGATCATTCCGCTGAGCATGGCCTCAAATTCTTCCTCTTTACGCTTGATATTAATAACCACAGCGCCCTCTGTTTCAGCCGTGATCACACACACATCTACAGGTTTTTGCTGTCCGAATCTCCAGCACCGGCGCACAGCTTGAAAATACTCTTCAAAGCTATCAGATAGGCCAACAAAGGCCATCTTATTGCAGTGCTGCCAGTTCATTCCGAATCCGCATATACTGGGTTTAGTGACTAAGACTCTTATCCGGCCTTCTGAGAAATCGTTCATACTCTTCTCTTTATACTCCGACTTATGGCTACCGGTAATCTCTACAGCATCAGTTATGGCTTTCGTTAATAATTCGCTTTCAGCATTGAGTCCACACCATATAATCCAGCGATCCTCTGACTGATTGACAATGGCGGCGCAGAGATTAACCCTGTCATCTATACTGTTTTTCCGAGCCTCCCGGCGTTCCGTCAGGGTCTTTGCCTCCGGGCCTTCAGCTAGTACAGTGACATGGTTAATGTTTAAAGGCGGTAGTATAAAGGCCCCGTCCTCATAACCTAAGTCAGAGGGTTTGCTAAGCATTACAGCCCAGGAAGCAACCCATATCCAAAATCTATCTTGTGCATGACCTTTCAGTCTCCATTGACTCGTGTTGCCACCATCATGAACAAAGAACATGGCTAGCATTTCAGCCCGGGTCATTACCCCTAGGAATTCAGCATGGTTGCAAAGCTCCATATGATCATTAGGTGCTGGTGTAGCAGTACAGGCCAGTTTATACGGGGTATGCTGAAACATTTCTATAATTTGAGTTCTGACCTTACCGGTGAAACTTTTCAAGATGCTGCTTTCATCCAGCACGATGCCGATAAACTTATCCGGGTCGAACTTATGAAGCATTTCATAATTGGCAATATTTAAGCCCGGCTGTACATCTTCCTGAGACCGGCAGAGGGTTACGGATATACCAAACTTCTGCCCTTCTCTAACGGTCTGCTGAGCTACGGCCAGAGGAGCCAGTATAAGCACATCCCCGCCCGTGTATTTATTGACCAGGTTAGCCCATTCAAGCTGTATACCCGTTTTACCGAGACCGGTTCCGGCAAATACAGCCGCTTTTCCTTTTGCCAGTGCCCAGCGTACAATATCCCTCTGAAATTCAAACAGTAATGGGTTTATGTCTTCAGTAGATACGGTAATGCCGCAGGGTATAACGGTTATTTTTTTATCCTCTAAAAATTGTTCATATTCCATCATGCACCCCGCTATTCTTTAGAAAGTAATTCAATTTCCCGATTGATATACCAGACAGCCTTCTGCAGATCCTCAACCTCTTTGGCTTTATCCTTTACCCCAGCTCTAACAAGGTATTTCAATGCATTACCACGGGAGAAATTAAGGTTTTGATCCTCAATGAAATCTATAACCTCAATCTTCCCAGTGTTATAGTGACTAGGATGATCTACGCTTGACATTATAGATCGCCTCCCTGTATGACTATTCCCGCGTAGTTGGCCGGTTCAAAATCCCGGTTATAATCGATATCGTCATACAGTGGGGCTAATTTTCCTTTGAAATAAAGCAGTAACGGTATAGTTATTTGCTGCATCTGGGGATGCGCAGTTTTGGCTGCTCTTAAATTAAAGAAGTGCCTCCACTCGCGCAGGTTATATGTCACTACAATTTCAGTTTTGAGACTATTGGGCAATACGGAACGGGCTTCCTGGGCGCTTCTATCGCATTGGTGAAGCAGATATAAATAACCGCACTCGGCTTCTTCACAAGCCCGTTTCCACCAGCCATAAGCATCGGGATCTAATTTAAAAAAGAAAGGCTCGATTACGGTGATTTCATTTCCGTACTTGTCCCCGGCATAATTACAGTACCTGGTGCTTTCCTGGCTATAAGCGGCCAGTCTATGCCGTACTATTTCGTGGCTTACTCCCCGATCACATATAATCCGAACGGTAACTTTTTCATGTTCGAACATGGAATGATGGCCAGATTTCATAATCATTTCAATGAATCCCCGATAGCTGTCCTCGGTTATTTTGGCCTCAGATTTATAGCAAACACGACCGGCTTTTTCGATATTTCTTAATAACTGTGCTCCATTGATTTCAGGTACTTCAATATACGGTTCAATTATCTTCACAGGTGTTTTCCTCCTATTCTTTCTTATAAAATGTAGTTATGAATCCATCCGCTGGAGTGAGCAGTCCGGGCGCCCAGGGTATTGGTTGGCCCATGATCTCGCAAAGCCGATCAAGGTCTGCATCTGCTTCCGGGATATCCAATATTGCTTCATCGTGAACGTGCATCACGGTTTTATATCCAGCAGTATTAAGTCTGATAAGACTCTCCGCCAAGCAGTCCCTGGCGATGGCCTGGGTTACATTTTCAGTAAGCTTCCCGCCGTAGGTATCCATGGTGCACCATTTTTTTGTAGTCTGGTCCATACCCCAATAATGGAGGCTGTCATTGCCCCACTGATTAGGAGACAAGAAAGGCTTTACATAAAACAGTTTCCTGCCGCTGGGTAGCGTAATAGTGAAGAAGTCCTGCCCATTGTTGCAATCACCTTCACGGGCAAATATTAAACCTTTTATCCCTACTGGTTGTCCTGTCTGCATAACGCTAATAGCCGCATTCTCAAGGCTATACCAGAGGTCAACTATACGCCTGTTTGCGGATCTCCATCGTCTTACTATGTCTGGCAGTTCTTCTTCGGTCAGCCCCTGCTTCAAAGCTCCCATGGTGATTAGCGCACCGGCAGCGCCCTGGTAACCCAGAGCCAGTTCTGCAACTTTGCCTTTTTGTCGGAGGTCGTATTCCGGGTTGCCTTTTACGATCTTCTCAAGAGGTACCCCGAACATTGCTGAAGCTGAGGCCTCGTATATCTTTCCATGAGTAGCGAATACCTCAAGCCGCCATTGTTCACCCGCCAGCCAAGCCACAACTCTAGCTTCGATCGCGGAGAAGTCTGCCACTCCATAGAGGTTGCCGGGGGAAGGTATGAAAGCTGTCCGTATGAGCTGGGAAAGTGTATCGGGTATGTTCCCGTATATAAGTTTCAGAGCGTCTATTTTCTTATTCTTAACTAGTTCTCTAGCTATCGATAGGGTATCCAGGTAGTTCCTTGGCAGGTTCTGGACTTGTACTAATCGACCGGCCCAGCGTCCTGTACGGTTAGCTCCATAAAATTGCAACAGGCCACGCACTCGGTTATCCTCGCACATTGCTGATTCCATAGCCGCGTACTTCTTAATACTGGTTTTGGAAAGTTCCTGGCGGATCTCCAGCATTCGCTTGGCTTTGCCATCATCCAGAGTTTCAACCATCTTGGATACGGTGTCTTTTCTCAGGTTGGTGACTTCTTCATTTATTTCCTTAGTTAGCCATTCAGATAGTTGCTTTACGCTTTTTGGGTTATCGAGCCCCGATAACCGAACGGCCTCCTGCATTAATTCTGTTGTTGTAATCTGGTCAATCTGTAGAGCGCCAGCTATTAGACCACGATCAACCATAACCCCATTGGCGTTGATCTGCTGGTCAAGCACCCATAGCTTTTGTTCCTGATCGGGAACCGGGAAGCCAGATAATCGGTTTTCAATTTCTCTCTCAGTAACAACGTCCTGCCGGTTGTATTCCTTAAAAAGATTCCATCTCTCAGGTTCATGATGGGGTAGTGTACGAGTCCTGTAGCCGTTGTTTTTAGTCGGCTTACAGGGGATACAAAAGGTTCTTATTAAAGACATTCCTATGCCCATTTTCCGTTTATCCTCGGGCAATCCTAGTGCTACAGCTGTAGGCCCGAGTCCTGCTGTATATCCGCAGTACAAACCGTGAAGCATAGTACACCGCCATTGCTCCAGAGGTGCACGGTAGAATTTATTCAAGCAGTACCATTCAAACGGCGCGTTATACGCATGTTTGATTACTTGGTCATTAGGTAAGGCGTATATGATATCTGCTGGTATCCGTTCACCCATGGCCAGATCAACTACCTTTACTGGCTCATTTTCATATGCATAAGCAAATAAAAGTATCTGAAAATCAGGGCTTTGAACGTATTTATACATACCAGCTTTCTTTAGATCTACGGATGAAAAAGTTTCGATATCGATGCTGAGGTGTCTCATACCTTTATCTCCTTATCTCACCAATCCCAATATAACTGCCTGGCCAGAACTCGTAATTCTGGCCAGGGCTATATTTCGGTGTTTTATAGGCCCAGTACGCCGCCGGGTATAACAGGCATACCCGTTATTGGGTCAAGTATAGGAGCTGGTTGCTGGGCATATACGGGTTGTTGTACCGGCTGTTGAGGGTATACCGGTTGATAAGCTGGAGCAGCGGGTGCATAACCCGCGCCGCCGCCAAAGTCGTCAGCAGCATTTGTACGTCCACCCAGGGGCTCTCCATCTTCTAACTTCTGAACATTGCCCAGGCCGCAACCTATGCCGCGCTTACCGGAGTTTAGGTATGGGAAGAATTGAATTGAGACACGGGCATAAATACCCGAATAAATATCAGATTGATTTATGATCGGATTCAAAGCTATGTCTACTACCTGTGGTGGTTGCTTCGATGATGCAGTAAATACCCAATGGCCTTTGCATTCATCGCCAAACGGCATGCCGTCGCTGGGACGGACTCCATCACCGTCATGTATAGGAATTGATATCTGAGGCGGACGTACCCCGTTCCACTTAGATGCTACTCCAGCTTGTACGGCGGCATTTATCGCGGCGTCCATTCTCTGTTTGGTAGCTACATCGGATTTAGGGACTAATATCGTCGTGCTGTATTTGGCTTCTCCCCCGTTGGGATTAGCGTATGGAGTGAATAGATGAACAAAACTTAATCTTGCTCTCCCTGTTACAACATGTTGTGGATTTTGATTAGCCATTATTGTTACCTCCATTTTCTTCATTTCCAAAATCATCTTGCGCGCTTGATCGTTTGATCGCTTCTCGTTTGTCACTATCTACTGCTAGGGTTGGTTTACCTGGTGGTCGGTTAATGTATGGGGTTAATAGTTCACTAAATTTCGGTTTTCCTAGTAGCTCTTCTACTTTTGTAAGGGTTATGGGCTTCCGTTCGTACAGCAAGGCCTCATCATATCCCGCGCCCTTAATAACTGTGAACACCGCGTCAGTATTACTAAACTGGCGGTTACTTCTTCCTTCGACTGCTTTCCATCCTGGTATCTCACGGCCCTGTAAGCATTCAGCCAGGGCGTATTCTTCTATGTGGGTGATCCATGCTTTCATATCCGCCGCGCTCATTAATATTTGTGCTACCTCTTCATTACTGATCAGCGGCGGTACCATTCCCAGATACTTGTCCTTCACTTCCATATAGAAATCTGCTCTTGCCCGGCATAAAGATTTAGCCCGGCAGAATCGGCAGTGATCGCCAGGATTAAACTCACCCTGCCCAGAGAAAGCCATTTGAGCTATTGGCTTAATGCTTTCTCCCCAAGTCAAAAGCTCGTCCACTGTCAGATCAAATTCGGATATGCTATCCAACCGGGGCTGTACGATAGCTATTTTGATAATCTCAATTCCATATAAGATCGAATAAGCAGAATGGGCACCCAGGGCATAAAGTTTCATTTGAGAATTGTTTATCGCGCTAACTGGAACTCCTTTGCCGTACTTAAAATCTATAACGTGCAACGTATTACCTGAAATGATTATGCAATCGCCGGTTCCGAATCCCTCCGGGGCGTAGGAACTATAATCAAGTTTTTTCTCTATCGCCACGTAAGGCTTTAGAGCGTAACCGTGTGCAATGTTAGAGATATAATCCAAATAAGCATCTGTATGCCCCATCATTTCAGCCTGGTATAATGTTTTTTCTTGAAGCTTTTTAAGCCGGCTATTGAAGGTCCTCGCCCCCATGGGTTCAACAAATGTTTTCCGAAGCTTTAATTCAGCTATTTCGTGCGCCAGGCGACCCTCTTCAGCATATCCGCTGGTGCTCTCCGGTAAGGTCTCCTCCAACCTCGCCGAAGGGGTACAATTTAGCCATTTTTCAGATCCAGAGGCGGCTAATAAAGCATGTTCGCCCATTATATCCTCGCCCCCAAGCTCCTTAATTCGGTAGCAAAAGCCCCGTAATGTTCTTTAGGAAGAGCTGTCAGAGCTGGCACACCGAAACGAGCTAGCAGACCTACCAGGTCACTCCTGCGTCCCGCATCAACCAGCTGGGTGGCCGCTACCGCCAGTTGTTCCATACCGTAAGTTTGTGGTGTGGTTGGAACAGGACTTACAGGGGCTTGCTGCATGGGCATCTGTTGCACTGGGGCTTGCTGTATAGGAGCCTGTTGAATTGGGGATTGTTGCACGGGCATTTGCTGTACAGGAGCTTGTACAGGAATAACAGGTGCGGATTCACTTACCGCGATCGATTCTATGGTAACTGCCTTATGGTTGTTTAATAATAGTTCCATGCTTCCTGCGATCGCTACCGCAAGAGAATGAATGGCGTCTACCAGAGCAGGGGCTTCGATTTTGATTGTCATATCCATATTAAATAAATCCTCCTTAATAATTTTTATTAACTGGGTCACCTATTCCTAGAATCCTCACATAAGCCGTTCCCGGCTCAAATAGCAGCACCTTACTAGGTGCGTTGTACCACATTCTAATTTCATTCGGCGCCAGCTTGTTCGATACTGCGACTGCTTGCGCCTCGCCATAAATGTCTATATCTAATAGTGAGTAAAGCGGGATCTCCCCCTGGGCGGATACGATCACATAACCTGGACCGTAATCGAGCCCGTTTTCGTCTACTCCGTACTCGCAGAATGCGGTAGCTTGGACCTTAACGATTTGCACATCGTTTATGGATGTAGGAGCTGTAATAGGCTTAACTTCTGTCGGATTAGTTTTTACGTTGTAGACCATCAAACCTAATATTAAAATTGCTAAGCCAGGGAAGATTGCTAACAGTATGAGCTTCATTTTGTTCATCATCGCACCACCAATTCTGCCAGCAGGCCACCCAAGATCAAAAAGAATCCAAAGAAAGCGATAATTTGCAGGTAGGGTCTAAGCACCTTAAGACAGCTTTTTATAATCGTTAGACAGATCTTAAGTACCTTCACCAAACTGAGCTTCACGGGTTGATCGGTTATATACTTGCCCATCTTACTCGCATACCTAATCTCCGAGATATGATGGACTTTGGCCGTATGGTAGCTATTGAATCCCCGCGGTTTGCGGTTGTTGTTTATTTGGACTATGTTATTTACCGGTCTAATGCCTACCATCAGATTTCCTCCCGTTCTCGGTAATCAGCTACTGCCATCAGCTTTCCAGGGCTAATATAATCTACGTACGATCTGTATCCTCCGTGCCTTTTTGGAGATGAAGTCCGTACCAGGACTGGCGCATCCACCACATTTAATTTTGGCCTAGCCAGCATAGAACTCGGCACACGTAACGGCTTGGTGTTTGATCCTGGACCGGCGTTATTATTGCGCCTCGGCAAGTGAATCACCTGTCCTTTTCCCATGTCTGGCTTTCCTGTCTTCTAACTTCTGGATTTTTTCATTGTTTTTAGCTCTCTCCCGTCCTGCGGCTCTACGATTAGACCGGGCTAACATTCTGCGTTGCTTCCTGCCAGCGTTTTTCTTCATAACTTGTCCCTCCCTCTGTTGGTTTAATTTACCAATTTGTTAGGGTAAAAAATTTTGGTTTACTCTGGATCTATAACGAACTGACCTTCAATAAGCTTGTACCACGTATCAGCCTTGATAATTTCGCCGTCTACCTTAACGCTCTGGACATCTTTTCTATGCCATTCATAATTGTCATCCTTCTCCCACTCAGCCAGGACAAGCCAGCATCCGAGAGCGCCTTTTGCCTTACCTTCAAATCCGAGACTTGCGGCTACAGATTCCTGACCTTCTACACTGGCGGCACTCCGGTCGCCTGTATTGGTGGCGGCACTCCGGTCGCCTGTATTGGTGGCGGCACTCCGGTAACCGGTATTGGTGGCGGCACTCCGGTCGCCTGTATTGGTGGCGGCACTCCGGTAACCGGTATTGGTGGCGGCACTCCGGTAACCGGTATTGGTGGCGGCACTCCGGTAACCGGTATTGGTGGCGGCACTCTGGTCGCCTGTATTGGTGGCGGCACTCTGGTAACCGGTATTGGTGGCGGCACTCCGGTCGCCTGTATTGGTGGCGGCACTCTGGTAACCGGTATTGGTGGCGGCACTCCGGTCGCCTGTATTGGTGGCGGCACTCTGGTCGCCTGTATTGGTGGCGGCACTCTGGTAACCGGTATTGGTGGCGGCACTCCGGTCGCCTGTATTGGTGGCGGCACT